GACACTGCAGAACCATCTTGGACACCTCACGACCAATTTGCACAGGAGTTGCGACAGAATCTCCCTCTTTCAAGGAAGAACCTGTCAACATCTTCTGATTGAAATAACCACAGCGATTCATTCGATCATTTCGTTTGAACAGCTGAGAATTAATCATGCAGGCAAATGGACTAAGGTAATGCTTTCCTGTCGAGATCTTAAAACCTGCCTCTTTAGAAGTAGGAAGAAAGAAGTCGTCATGGAATTCCTTCGTACACTTAAACAACATATCATCACCATTAACGAGAACTTGATGCATCATTAACTTCCGAAGTCTAAATCTCTCCATAAACGCCTTCTCCTTGCCGTAACACACCCACCTTTTCAAGGCGAGTCGGTAAACAGCAAGATTAATAACGCAAAGAAGGGGAAAAGACAACGGATGACCCATAAGCTGTCCTTCCACAGACAAACAGGAACGGATGTTTGGGTCCAAAGGATCCAGAATCCATCGTTTTCCTGTTTTCTTAGGATAGAAAGCTCGTCCAGGCATCAAACTCATCAGTCCTAAATTGAAATACGGACTTTCACGAACTCCTTCAAAAGCAGCAAAAGTTGCAGACTTTTTCAGGAGATCGGTGGCAGCTTCGTAATCAACAGAACACCAGAAGGGAAGTTCCTTTAGAACTTCATCTATTTTCCTGACAGATTCCAAAAGATCTGGATGCAACATAGTGCTGCTGGAATGATTCTTCCATTGTTTTAACAGCAACCCTTGAAGGGGCTGAAGTGCTGTATAAACAAACCCATCACCTTTGGTGATCATCCGAAACTTTCCTGGTTCCGGAATCGCCATCACTTCCACATTCAGCCCCTCCGGCTCCCCGGTTTTCGCTGGACAGATGGATCCATTGGGATTACAATCCCAACGGTCTTCTGTCTTGAGACGATATAACCGTTCGTGCGCGGTCGAGAAAGCTAAATCTGATTGGGTCTTTCTCCAATCTTCAATCTTATGACACAAGGTCACAAGTCTTCCCAAAGACTCTCCTTTAAAAATAGGACTCAGTCTAGGAAATTTGAAGTGGTTGAAAAGAGAAAGAGACCCACCACAACGTCGTGAGGCCTGCATACAAGCTGAGCCAGAAGGCATGAATTTTGAGTAATCTTCGGATCCCTTGATCTGAAAAACTTCACGTGAGGTAAGAATTATCTCAGTGCGAAGTGAATCAGAAATTGGAATCTGAGGAGAACTCAAACGGGCGTAATGTTTATCAAACGCCTCTTGCTTTTTGACTTCACCTAAAGCAGGCCAGGACCTTTTGGATCCTTTCTGAAGTGAGTAAACGAACGACAAATCATGGGAGGCAACCGCACGGCTGATAAACCGGCGGCAGTAACCCGAGAAGAGTGGTTCTTTCACCCATTCAGGACGGTCTGGAGGGCTGTGATGATCATGGACAGCTGTGCAGAGAAGGCAATCAAGCCAATATTTGCAATAAGTCTGTTCGTGGTTGTCAGAGGTGACATTGTCATATATTCGTCCCAGGGAATGAGAGAGGGATAATTTAAATCTCCCAAAATCTTTTTCTGAAAACCAAATTGGTTTCAGGGAACGTCTTGTGACAAAGCACCAAATGAAGCTCTTGAGGAGCTGTGTTGCGACTAGTAAACTAGTCTCGGAGAATGCAGAATGACACTTCTTGAAGTGTTGAATGGCATCTTTCTCCGCGGTTAGTACGACTGTCGCGGCATTCCGTCGTTCGACGGCACAGGCGTCGGGTGTCGAGTGAGTTGAAAGAACGTCTTGGGGGACATTTGTTCTCCGACTCGATCTGGACTCCTTCGGCGTGTCCTTTATTAAGGATTTGCCCGCAACTATCATACTGGCAGCTACAATACCGCCAATAGGCGAAAAGGCTAAGGCCTGCGTAGACCCAGAATTCGTTCTTTTTCGCTGAACGAATGACATCACACTGGTTGTAAAACTTGTGTGGG